GAATATAATCGGCGCAGGGATGGCTGGTCTGCTGGCAGGAGGAATGATTCGCGATCGACCGGTAACTATTTGGGAAGCTGCATCGACGCTGCCCAACAACCATTCAGCTGTTTTGCGGTTCCGCACCTCAATCGTCGGCGATGCTTTGGACATTCCGTTCAAAAAGGTACGGATGATGAAGACGTCGCACCCATGGCGCAATCCTGTTGCGGATGCGATGGCCTATTCCATGAAGACTAATGGAACAGCGACGTTGCGTTCTGTGACCACAGCCAATGGAGAAATCAGCGAGCGATACATCGCTCCTGAGAACCTTATCATGGAATTGGAAAGTCGAGTGAGTGGGCCAATTTATTTCGGCAACAAGATTGATACGGGCTTGTTGTTGAAGATGCAAACCATAGGTCCAATCATCTCGACAATCCCAATGCCGGTGTTGATGAAACTCCTGCATTACAATGATGCTCCAAAGTTTAACTACGTGAACGGATTCAATATCAACTGCACTCTGCCAGAGAGCGATGCATATGTTTCCGTCTATGTCCCTAACCCCAAAGATGCATTCAATCGTGTCAGTTTGACTGGAGACAAGTTGACGATTGAATTCTCTGCGCCAGATCAAACTTCAGATGAAGTCAAACGTCGGGTGGATGTTATCAAGAGTAATGATGTCATCCTCAGCGAGCTTATCAATCGTGCATTGTATTATCTCAGCCTAGAGGGTTGCAAATGGCATAGTGTAAAGGTTTCAATGCAGCCCTATTCAAAAATCCTTCCTGTCGATGAAGGCGAGCGCCGCAAATTTATTGTTTGGTCGACCGATCAACATGGCATATATTCTCTCGGACGTTTCGCCACATGGCGACCGGGATTGTTAATGGACGATGTGGTGAATGACGTGCGCGTGATCCGCAAGATCATAAAGAATGGTTCTTACGAACACAGAATGAAATAGGAGATGAAAATGAGCATTGAACCTTCAGTCAGCCTTCTCTGGTTTACCGGCAAGGGCACGAACGACGAAACCTATGGCGCAGCACGGCTGCTCGCATACACAAAGAACACTCGGCTGCAAATGACGCCGGACGGTTACGAAAAATTTGAAAAGATGCCACTCGGCGATCTTGAACGCGAACTTCAATACATGAGCAACACGATTCCCAGCTCTTGGGAGTTTGTTGATGTCATTTTCTCGATCAACAATATCAGCCGTGCCTGCGCTCAGCAGATAACTCGCACTCGCACAGCTAGCTTCGCTATGCAGAGCCAGCGCGTTACTGACATGAGTCAGGTGACATATCATGTTCCTGATTCTTTGAAATATAAGCAATCATACATCGATGCATTGGAAATTTCACTCGCGGAATACAAATTCGCTGTTGATCGTGACGAGAGCCTCGAAGATGCGCGTGGACTTTTGCCGATCAATGTTCATTGCAATCTCATCGCAAAGTACAATCTGCGCTCGTTGGTGGACCTTTTGCGTGCGCGTGATTCAATGCGGGTTCAAGGAGAATATCAAATGGTGGCTCGTCAGATGCGCGAAGCAGTGTTTGCGGTTTGGCCTTGGGTTGTTCCGTTCTTTGAGCCGAAAGACCACAAAGCGATTGCTTTGATCGAGGAAGTTGCACAACACATGGCAGACAAGCACCTCAAGATGCAGTTGGCGAAGGCTGCAGATTTGCTGAAGAAGTAACATGTCAGACGCTTATCAATATGTCGTGTTCGACATGGATGGCACGCTTGCGGATTGCAGCCACCGCCTACAATACGCTCAAAGCAAGCAGTGGGATGAATTTCATTCCCGCTGCAAAGAAGATGATGTGATCGTGAAGATTGCTGACATGCTCGTTCTTATGGCAGGAGTTGTAGAAATCATCATTCTGACTGGTCGCCCCGAAAAGTATAGAGCGGCAACGCAGCAATGGCTTGATGAAAGCAATCTTTCGATCTTCTGCGATGAAATTTTGATGCGGTCAGATGATGATTGGCGCCCTGATTACGAGATGAAGATAAACGCACTGGAGAAAAAGTTCGGATCGAAGGAAAAGGTGCTCGAGAATGTTTGGATGGTTATCGATGACCGAGACAGCGTTGTCGAAGGATTACGCAACTATGGTTTGACCGTTCTTCAACCTGCTGTGGGAGGTTATTGATGGCTAAGTCAGTTCCTGATATGCTGCGTGAAAGTGCAGGAATTTATGAACAGCGCAATGTGCTCTATGGAGATAACTATAAAAGATTCGGAAAGATCATGGCTGTTCTTTTTCCGAATGGCATCGAATTGAAAGATGAAGACGATTTCAATCGGTTTGGGATCTTCGTTCAAGTTGTCAGCAAGATTACTCGATATGCTGAAAACTTTGTTCGTGGCGGACATGATGACAGCCTTGACGACAACACTGTCTATTCGATGATGTTGAAAGAGCTTGACACCGCATTCCGATTGAAACAAGTCGAAAAGGTTCGCAGATGAGAACGCTCGTTTTTGACACAGAAACAACAGACCTGATCAAGAACAAGCTGTTGCCTTTGGATCGACAACCTCACATCATAGAATTCTTCGGAATATCTTTGGACATGTATGGGCACGAATGCAACAGCTTTGGTCAGCTTTTTGATCCGGGTATCCCATTGGGAGAAGATGTTCAGCGCATAACAGGCATCAAGCCTGATGATCTGCGTGGAATGCCAAAGTTTGAAATCCATGCTGCTGAAATCAAGAAGTTCATTGAAGGCCATGACGAAGTTGTCGCGCACAACTTGAGTTATGACAAATCAATGATCGATTTCGAAATGAAGCGTGTTGGTTTAAAAGTTAAATGGCCAGAACTGATTTGCACTGTTGAAGCCACAGAACATATCAAAGGTCACCGGCTGAACCTGACAGCATTGCATGAATTGCTGATGGGTGAACCCTTCAGCGGCGCTCACCGCGCAGAAGCAGATGTGCGTGCACTCGCCAACTGTTTCCGTGCTCTTCGTGAAACAGGAGTTGTGTGATGTTTAAGTTTATCAAAAATTGGCTCGACTATCGCGCTAAATATTATTCATCCATTGAAACGGTTCGAGAAGCTTCAAAAAATGCTCTTGAAGCTCTCGGGAGATATGAAGCTCTTTGTGCGAGTTTGCCAGAAGGTCATCATCTTTCTTCACAATTCCAATGGAAAGAATATGCCGATCAAAGGATGATGAAAGAAAACGAAGAGCTGCGGCGCACAATCAGAAAGCTGAATCAGGCAAATAGTGAAATGTACACTCTTTGGCAAGAGAGCATTTTTAAATATCTGAAAGATCCAAGTCAAAAATGGATGCCGATTGAGATTGCTCCCAAAGATGGTCAAAATATTTTGGTCTATGGAGCTTGGCCTATTCACCCAACGATGTATGACTTTGCTTTTGCACGTTGGGATCTTGAGCAAAACTTCTGGGCTTTTGATGGTGAAGAAATGTTTGTTTCTCACTGGATGCCACTTCCGGAGCCGCCGAAATGAGAATCCGCACAGGCTATTCATTCCGCACCGCAGCTGGGATGATCGATGATTGCTTCGCCAAGGTGCAAGGCTTAGGTTGGCCCTATGCGCCAATCACAGACAGAGCTTCAACTTTCGGATGGATCCGCTGGAACAAACTCTGCAAAAAGGCCAATTTGAAGCCGATATTCGGTGTTGAGTTGGCCGTCACTCCGTCCGCCAATGCCAAAAAACCAGTGTTCGATTATTGGACTTTTCTGGCAATCAATGACATTGGTGCTGTCAATCAACTCGTTTCTCTCGCCACAAGCCAGTTCAGATACGAACCTTTGTTGACGTACGAGCAGGCGTGTTCAGCGGCTGGGGTCATCAAGATCGCTGGTTCACGTGCCCTGCTAAATGAGTTTGCGCCTGCAGAGCACCTTTATATCGCTCTATCACCGTCTGCCTCAAAAGGTTTCGTAACACAAGCGCAAAATATGGGTCACAAGTTCATCGCCTGCAGCGACAACAAGTTCATAAATGAAGATGATGAAGGTTTCTATGAAGTGCTCTGCGGTCGCGGAGCCAGCACCCAAACCTACTCGCAATGGATCCTAAATGAGGACGAATGGTTTGCTGCAGTCAAACGCATCGCCAGCCTTGAGACAATTGCTGATGCTGCTGCAAATCAGGTTGATGTCGGAGCTTTGTGCAATGCAAAACTGAAGACTGCGCAGCTGCTTTCTCCGCCGCATGACCTTTCGCTGGAGGAGATGTGCCGGATTGGTGCTGTGAAACTCGGCATAGATTTGACCGATGAAGTCTATTCAGCGAGAATGGAGCGAGAACTGAAACTGATCTATGACAAAAAGTTTGAGGACTATTTCTACATTATTGCGGACATGATGCAGTTCGCACGTCAGAAGATGATATGCGGACCAGCACGTGGCAGCTCGTGCGGCAGTCTGGTTTGCTATCTGTTGGAGATAACAACCATTGACCCACTCAAATACGACCTACTCTTCGAAAGGTTCATCGATATCACGCGCAATGATTTGCCAGACATCGACATCGACTTTTCGGATCAGAAGCGCCACCTCGTCTTTGAATATATGGAGAAAAAATATGGAAGAGAGCACATTGCGCGTTTGGGAACGGTGGCTTTGTTTCGCCCTAGGTCCGCAGTGGACGAGGCAGGTGCTGCTTTGTCTGTACCGAAATGGCTGTGCACAAAGGTCCTCGATTCTCTCATTGTCAGATCAAGCGGTGATTCTCGGGCTTTGTCAACGTTGGAAGATACGTTTAGAGGCACTCCAGCAGGGCAAGAGCTTCTTAATAAGTATCCAGAAATTTTGGTGGCGGCACGGATGGAGGGACACCCCAGACACTTTTCCCAGCATGCGGCGGGTATTGTTGTCACTGAAACGCCAGTTGCAGATTATGTGGCTGTGGATGCACGAACAGGCGCTACATATTGCGATAAAAAGGATGCAGAAGATCTCAACCTATTGAAGATTGATGCACTCGGTTTGACGCAGCTTTCTGTTTTTGAAGATGCACTGCAACTCGCTGGCAAAGGGATTCACTATCTCGAAACAGTTCCTCTGGACGATAAGGCAGCATTTGATGTTATCAACAAGGGCCAGTTCTCTGGCATCTTTCAATTTAATGGGCCAGCGCTACAATCAATAGCTAATCAAATTAAAACAGAGCACATTGAAGACATCGTCTCGACGACTGCTTTGGCACGTCCTGGACCGATGGCTTCCGGTGGAACCAATGAATGGGTGAAACGCAAGAATGGCTATTCGCCGGTCGATTATCCTCATCCAGCATTCGAGCCATATCTGAAAACAACACTCGGCATCGTCGCATATCAAGAACAGGTTATGGAGATCGGACGCCAGATCGGTGACTTGACTTGGGAAGATGTGACTGCGCTGCGCAAGGCAATGTCCAAGAGCCTTGGCAAAGAATACTTTGATCAATTCGGAGATAGATTTAAAGCAGGTGCAATCAAAAAGGGCATTCCTGCAGACAAATTGGAGAAAATATGGGATGACTTATGTGCCTACGGTGCTTGGTGTTTTAATCGTTCTCATGCTGTTGCTTATGGAGTGATCAGCTATTGGTGCGCATACATGAAAGCGCATTTCCCGGTTGAGTTTGCTGCAGCAACTTTGACGCATGAGCCTGATCCTGAAAAGCAAATCAAGACTTTGCGAGAGATGGCAGCCGAAGGAATCGAATATCTTCCAGTCGATTCTGAATTGTCAATCGACAAATGGTCTGTGGGTTGGCGCGATGGCAAGAAATATCTGATTGGTCCGGTGCAGAATGTAAAGGGAATCGGACCGAAAATGGTCGCCGCGATAATGAGTGCGCGTGCGCGAGGCGAGCCATTGCCTGAGAAAGCGCAAAAGCTGCTGAGCAATGCGGTGACTGAGATTGACAGCTTGTGGCCGATTCGCAATGCGATCAAGCGCATAATGCCTGATCCAACAACCAAAAACATTCACACTCCGGTTACACAGGTCGTTGATGTTCAAACCAATGGCCGAGAATACACCACAATGATTTTCGGCGTTGTGCAACAAATCAAACCACGCGACGAAAACGAAACGGTAAACGTGGCCAAGCGTGGATATGCAGTGAAAGGACCGACACAATCTCTGAATTTGACTGTTGCAGATGATACTGATCGTATATTCTGTAAAATTGACAGATTTAAATTCGAGAAAATCGGAAAAGAAATTGTTGATCGTGGTCGGCCAGGAAAGGCACTTTATGCCCTCAAAGGGAAAGTGCCAGATAGTTTCAGAATGATAAGGGTCGAAAACATTAGGTTTATCGGCTTCATAGATGAGGATGCGCGCAAATGAAAATCAAGTCACTAGCTGATATTCCGTCATTCAATGCATATATGAAGCGCATTGGTGCGACCCCGCGCTCGTTGCGCACTGCTGTGGTTGAAGAAAAGCACGGTTCGTATTGGCAAGACATCGCCATTATCAGCCTCGAAAGAGACGGAAAAGTAAAATGCCCCGAGGCATATGCACCAACAGAGAAAGAAAAGATGGCAATCGAGATAGATTGCCAATCAGTGCAGTGGCCGCAGATCAAAACGATGATGCGCCTGCAAAATGCTCCGCCAGAAATTGAAAATGCCCGCCCCCAAGATGTTTTCATTTTCCGAAATTTAGCCAAAGAAATTGTTATGGTTCAGCTCCGCATGGAGCGCAAAGGCGAAAAGAGCTATATCCCATTCACATATTGGGACGACGGAGAATGGCGGCGGATGGAGCCAGAAGGAAATTTGCCAATATGGGGAACAGAACAGCTGAATGACTGCACAACAGTCTTCATTCATGAAGGTGCGAAAGCTGCCAGCATAATGACAGAACTTGTTAAGGCTGAAACACCGGAAGCAAAAGCAAAGCTCGCGGCACACCCTTGGGGAGATGAATTAAAACATGCAGCTCATCTTGGATGGATCGGTGGCGCGCTTTCACCTTATCGTACGGATTGGTCGACCCTACATAAAGCGGGGGTCAAAAGAGCCTATATCGTATCAGACAACGACGCTCCCGGAGTGGCTGCGGTTCCTTCAATTGCGTTTCATCTTCGGATACCCACGTTCCATCTTCAATTCACCAATGAATGGCCTACGAGCTTCGACTTGGGAGACGATTTCCCGAAGCAAATGTTCAAGAAAGTTGAAGGGGCAAACTATTACGTTGGCCCGTCGTTCCGTAGTTGCCTCCACCCCGCCACATGGGCGACCGATCAAATTCCGAATCCAAAAGGTAAGCCGACGACCGTCCTCCGCAAGAATTTTAAAGACATGTGGAGCTATGTTGAAGAAGCAGACCTCTTCGTTTGCATCGAGATGCCGGAAATAGTTCGCTCCGAACAGATTATGAACAAAATGCTGGCGAGCTTTTCTCACACAAATGCAACCTCCCAGCTGATCGTGAAAGCCTATACAGGACGCAGTGCAAAGCTTTGCTATCGTCCAGATATTAAAGGCAAGATCGTAACTGACAACACAACATCAGCCATAAATCTCCACACACCCTCTCATGTAAAATCGATCGCTGGGAACCCACAGCCATTTTTCGATTTTATGGAATATATGTTCCCGAATGACGAAGAGCGTCAAGAGGTTTTGCGTTGGTGCGCAACGATCATTGCGCGTCTTGAAGTGCGGATGGAATATGGCCTATTGCTCGTCAGCGAGCGTCAAGGTGTAGGCAAGACGACGCTCGGAAGTTCAATCCTCGCTCCGCTCGTCGGGATGCAGAATGTAGGATTCCCGACTGAAGGAACAATCGTCCAGAGCGAATTTAACGGATGGCTGGCCAACAAGCGTCTCTGCATCGTAAATGAAATCTACTCTGGCCATTCGTGGAAAGCCTACAACAAGCTTAAATCGGCCATTACAGATAAAGAGGTCGAAGTCAACGAGAAATACCAACGCACCTACACAATTGAGAACTGGTGCCATGTGTTCGCCTGCTCCAACTCCATGAAAGCTCTGCGAATGGAAGAGGACGATCGGCGCTGGTTCTATCCAGAAGTAACGGAAGAAAAATGGTCGCGTGCCAAATTTGAATATTTCCACAACTGGCTTAAAAGTGGTGGCATTTCTATAATCAAACATTGGGCAGAGAATTTTGGGGATTATATCCAAAAAGGGATGCCTGCCCCAATGACTGAGCGCAAAAAAGAACTAATCATAGCTTCTCGCACAGAAGGCCAACAAGAAGCTGCCGAGCTGGCTGAAGCTCTCAATCGTTATCATGAACCAGTCGTCGTGACAATGAAAGATGTTGTTGCTTGGGTGAGACAGTCAGTCCAAGGTAAAGTTTATGACACAGATTTAGAGCTGCGCAAGGCCATGAAAGAAGGTGGCGTTATATGGTATGAAGAGAGATTTTTGATCGGTGGGCGATTGCAACAGGCCGCTATGAACAAAGCAGCCTATGAATCCCTCAAGTCTAAACACACGCTTAAGTCTATCAAGAACAACGCAACGATGGTTAAAACAACGCAAGAAGATCCTGCAGAGCTAACTCGCCGGAAATCCGGTCTTTTTAGCGATCTTAAATCGCTCATGAAGCAGCCGGGAGATGTCATAGGTTCTGCATTATGACAATTTTCCGTTTCCGTTTTGTGTACGGATTCCACCTACTCTAGGAGAAAATAGAGAAAGATAGTAATAGAGGGGGAATAGGTGAAATCCGTAGTCAGAATGGAAACGGAAAATGGCGGAACAAGACGAAAAATTTCACATCTTGATGAACTATGGTCAATGTTCATTGGGAGAGGGTTGTGAATGCATTGCGCAAAAGAATCCTCGTTATGGTGGTGCATGGGCAGGCATTGTCTGCAAGGATTGGCTTCCGCTAGGTGCGGTGTCATTTGACGAACTAATAGAAATGGCTAAAAGGAAATATGCAAATGAACATAAAAATTGATGGCCGGATGGTTCGCACGACTTCGCCATACAACTCCAAAATGATGCAAGCACTAAATCGCCTTGAAGGACCTAAACGCTGGTCAGGTGGAGCCTATCGTGTATTTTCGTTCGAGAACTCCCTCTACAACATTGAAGTCTGGAGGAGCGTATTTCCAGAATGTGAAGTCGAGAATGAAACGCAAAATGCTGGGACAGCCGTGGTCGACGGCAGACTTTTTGATCTAGGGATAGACCGGCCTACATTCCAGTTCAAAACACAGCCCCGCGCCCATCAGGCGAAAGCTCTAAAAAAGATATCTGAATTAAATGCCTGCGGATTATTTATGGACGTAGGGACCGGCAAAAGTTGGACCGCGATTGCCATGATGGGACAGCGTTGGTGCGCAGGAAAGACGGAACATATCCTTCTTATAGCCAAAAACGGCGTCCATCAACAGTGGGTAACGGAAGAAATCCCCAAGCACATGAGCGAGGTTGTGCCCTATAAAGCTGCTGTGTTCGGCAAAACTAAAACGGCAGACAGAGAGTTTCAAAACCTTTTGCGCTTTGAAGGGCTGAAAATATTCGCTATCAACATCGACGCCATTATTACCAAAGGTGGCAGTGCCAGAATCAGAGAGTTTATCGATTCAGCCAAAGGCCGATGCATGATGGTGGTGGATGAGTCTCAAGACATCAAGAACATTTCTGCCCAGCGCACAAAGAGCGCGATATTGTTCGGCAACATGTGCAAATACAGAATGATCATGACTGGCACTCCAATCGCCAAGAATGTGATTGATCTGTTCTCGCAGTTTAGATTTTTGAATGGCAACATTTTGGGCCATCGCTACATGACAACATTCCGCAACGAATATTGTCATGTTCGTCAGACTGACTTCGGACCTTTGATCACTGGCTACAAAAATCTCGAAAAACTTTATGAACGGATCGATCCGCATATTTTCCGAATCACCAGCGAAGAGGCATTAGATCTTCCACCGAAAGTCTATATTACGCGCCAGTTCTCATTATCTGATCAGCAGAAGAAATTGATGAAGGAGCTCAAAGAACAATTCTTTATTCAGGTGAAGGCGAATGATTTAGCCTCTGTCGGCAATGCGGCTGGTCTGTTGACAAAGCTCCAGCAGATCAGTTGTGGCTATTTGCCGATGGACGATGGATCATTTATGGAGTTGCCGAACCCGCGCATGGACGAACTGCAAAACATCCTTGATCAGCGCGAGGGCAAGGCGATCATTTGGTGCCGGTTTAATCGTGATGTTGAGAATGTCATGAACAAACTGCGCCCATTGGCGGTGCATTACTACGGCAAAACAACTCAAACCGAGCGCGAACGCCATAAAGCCATGTTTTTGGATGCCTCATCGCCGATCCGCTACTTGGTCGCTTCGCCAGAGGCTGCTGGCACCGGGTTAAATCTTCAAGGATTGTGCAACACCAACATCTACTATTCCAACAGCTTCAACTCTTTAGCACGCTGGCAGAGTGAGGGCCGCACATGGCGAGATGGCACTGTCGGAACAGTAACCTATTTTGACCTCATAGCAAATAGATCGCCAGACGCAAAAATTCTCAAAAATCTGCAGGATAAAAAGTCAATTTCTGACCTAACGCTCGATGAATACCGCAAAATTTTTGATTTTCTGTCAGAAAACGAATAAAACAGTTTTCTTTCGGAACGAAACGAGGCATAGTGCCCTCGTAAATGGCAAATGGAGAAAGCAAATGTCCTACCGATTCCGCAACAAAGGCGAAATTTCCAATTCACAGCTTGTGTATGAATGGATAGCCAAGAACAAACCCGGATTCAAATTCATCTATCAAGAGCCGGCAGCAGCCATTGGGCTTCCTGTGGAAAAATGGCCCAATGTTAGTGCTGCCCTAGTAATATTTAAAAAAGCAGGCATGATAAAAGCAAATGGCAAACGCTTAATGATCGGACCCAAAGGGCGTAGTTATCCCACGACTATTTTTGAATTTATCAAGCCAATAGATCGGCGCAAACACAGCAAACCAATCGATCACAAAAAGAACAGAATTAAAAAGGTCAAAATCCAAATCGATCCGACCGAAAAGCGAATCAAAAATCTGACAAGCCAACTTTTGAATCTGTCGGTCAAAATCGAAGCTTTAATGTTGGAAATCTATAAGGCAGCAAAATGAAAAAGTTCCGCAGGGTCTATGTCCCACATCCCAATTTTAGGTTTGGGACTGAGCATCTTAAAAAGCTCGGCGAAGAAATCGTATATGTTTGCGAGTCGCCGATGTTCGATGATATGCTTGGGCCAGAACATGAATCAAAGTTCGAGCAACGCATCCGTGCAGAGCTGCGAGATTTTGATCCATCGAAAGACGTAATTGCTGATTATGGCGATGCGATGATTTTCGCAATGATGATCTTTCATCTCGCCGAGTTTCACTATGAAATCGACATTGCTCGCTATTCGACAAAGAAAGAGATGTATGTTGTTAGACAAATCTCCAGCGACAATTTCTTTAAGAGAGAAGAGCAATGATGATTTTGTATGGAGGTGATTTTGATCCAGATAAATTCCTTGCAGCTTTGGATGCAGAAAAAGATGCATCGAAAAAGCTGCAATCAATAACGGCGGTAATTGTTGCTTCAATGTCAATTCTTTCAGATCGTGCAGAAACAAACAAGTATGCGCTTTTTGAAACTGTTATAATGCATTCTGCTATGGCAATAGCAGTTGAAACGAAAAAGGAGTATGCGCTCAACACACTAAAAGAAATAACGAATTTGGTAAAGATGTATGAACCCGGAACAAAACACTGAAAGGCAAATGAAAATGAATCATGCAGACATCCTTCGCGCTAGTGCTTCAAAAGTCAACGAACTTGATAGTTCATATGGCCCAAGAGAGCTTGTGTTTGATCGTGCAGCCCGCATCGCAACAATTTTGCTAAACATTGAGCTGACACCTTATGATGTTTCCATCATAACAGCTTCTTTGCATTTGGCCCATCTGCAATCGAATCGTGTCGATCCTGACAATTTCATTTCGGCGATTGTCAATGTGGCGTTTTCTGGGCAGTTCGCAGAGCCAAGAACAAAAGCTGATGACATCGTAACGAAAGGAATGGAAGATGTGTTTAAGAATTACACCTACACAACTCCTTTCCCGGTATCAGATGTTTCTTCAGAATCAAAAATCTAAAACCTCGGGGCGCATTTCTGCGCCCCGTTCAATTATAAATGGAGATAGGAAATGAAAATCGACAGCCACAGAGAAGCTCGCAACCAACGCATCGTTGAAATGTGGAATCAGAACAAAACATCAACAGAAATAGCAAAAGAACTCGGGATGACACGCAGCGCAGTTATGGGTGTTGTTAGTCGTTATGGCGAACGTAAGAGCGATAATAAATCTTTTGTTTCAGTAGCCAAGAACAAAACAAAAATAATCGAGGTTGCGAATGTCTATAATCCCCGCAAAAGCGTTCGCAAACGCATTACAATTCGTCTGACAAAGCCTGAAAAATATTTGGATATATCAGATCCGTTTAAAGACATTGCATATGTCAAAACAACAGGGAAAAAGTTGATAAATCTTGGACCATTTGATTGTCGTTGGATTTTCGATGACAATTCATATTGTGCTCAACCCAAAACATTTCGCTCCTATTGCAGCCATCACGCCAGAATGGTTTATATTCCGATTTTAAAAAAAGAGAAACCTCGTCAGGGAGAATCCTGACGAGGCAAGTAAGCGTTTCGAATGGCTGTGTCACCAGGGGCGGAACCACAGCCACAAAAATATTATGCGCCACGAAAAATGGAAAAGAAACTTATTTCTTTTCCAAAATTTCTAAACGTGCAGTCAACTCTTTTACCGCCTCGATAAGCAATGCAGTAAGATTTCCATAGGCAACAGAAAGAATGCCATTGTTGTCTCGGACGACTTCAGGCACTATTGGCTGCACTTCTTGGGCGATAACGCCAATGTTTTCTTCGCCTGTGTTGATGGCAGTGTAATGAACGCCACGCAGTCCGTTAATTTTGCTGAGTGCGTTGTTTATTGTTACGATGTTCTTTTTTATGGAACGATCAGAAAATGCTGTTATTGCCCCACTGGCTGTTATTGCCCCACTGGCTGTTATTGCCCCACCGGCTGTTATTGCCCCACCGGCTGTTATTGCCCCACCGGCTGTTAAATTTGTCCCATCAAATGTTAAATTTGATGAACCAACAAGTGTTCCAGAGCTATTATAGATGACTTGAGTGTTGCTTCCAATGGTTCCGCCGCTGCCTCCACCGATTGCTTTAACATTTGTTCCATCGCAAAATATTGCAGCATTCGAAATTCGATCAATCGTTAAGCTCGTTCCGCCGCCAGCAGACGCAATTGTAATTGTCCATGGGCCTCCAGTTGCATCCGTTGTTGTGTTTAGAACAATCCACTGCCCTCCGACCCCAGAAGGGATCGTGTATGTAACATTTGCTGATATTGCTCCAGATACAATTAAAATTAAAGATCTATATTGCGTTGCAGTTAGCGTTGCAGAGCCAGCCGTTGCATTCAGGCTTGTTGTGCCGCCAAAAGCTTGATCGATAATGTCCCAATCGCTATTGACAGGAGCTGCCCATGTGTTGGCATAATCGCCACTGCCAGGCTTTTCGATGACTTTGTTTGGGGTGTATGTAGAGACCATAGCGACACCTTATGTATTGGCGTTGGCGATTTCTAGAGCGCGAGCGATTGTGTTGTCTGAAGCAGCGAGCAAAGGTTTGGTTTCAGCTTGCCAGCCTTTGTGAGCTCGCTCGGCAGAGGCGATTAACCGATCAGCTTCTGAATCAGGACTGATCGCTCCGCCAGTGGCGAAACCGATTCGTCCGCCATTAGCTTCTTGCGATGGCTGGCTGGGCTGGGCAAGATAACCTTTCACAGCTTGTTGTTGTGCTGTGTTTAAAGCAGTATTCATTTTATTGAACACTTGACGAGCCATAGGATTGCCATCTAGAAGGCGGACGAAACGAGTCATGCTCGCAGGATCTGTCGAGGTGGCCAGCGGGATAAGCTGCGAGGCCATTCTTTTTTCGGCGAGGTTCATTCCTGCGCCTAGTGTTGCAGTTCCAAGGGCGGCCACCGCTGCCCGTCCTGCAGTGTCTGCAGAAAAGTTGTGCATAAGAAAATCAGCTGCAGTCATGGCAGTAGCACCTGCGCCGCCTGCGCCGCTTGCGCCCAATGCCAGATTTATCGGCTTATTGCCGAGGAAATTAATCTGTTCTGCATTGCGCAGAAGATTTTCAGATAAAGCTTTGCCACGGAATGTGTCATAAGCTTCTTGTCCAAGAGCAGTGCGTGCACGATCTTGAAAATTCCTATCAGCCAAAAATTTGTCTGCTAGAGCTTTTACGCCATTTGGTTGGCCAGCAATTTCATTCAGGCGCGCAGCATAGCCTGCAGAAAAAAGTTGACGCTGCTCTGGAGTGTACGTTGCAAGAGCATTTTCAAGATCTTGACGACGGAAAGCATTCTGTGCACCGAAAAACTTGTAACCAGCTTCTGGCGCACTGGCTGCTTTGAAAGTTTCAGAAGCCATGTCTCGCGTTTTGCCATAGCCGTTGACAAGAACATCCCCAGAACTTGAAGTGATGTCAGGAACTTTTTTGTCAAGCAAATCGACAAGTTTGCTTTTGGCAGCTGATGCTTGAACCAAAGTATTTTGATCATTAGCAGCTTCTGCTTTGGCGATAATACCGTCGAGGCCACGCTTTACTTGATCGTAATATGCTAGGTTTCCAGGAGTTTCAGTCGCCGGTGTGCCAGGTTTCATAATCGGCTGACCATATTGATCAACCAACCCTCCAGGAGTTGATGGAACTTCAGGTGTTTTGTTCGGAACTTGAATGCCCCAATCTTCGTGATTGGCAGCATCTTTGGCAAACTTTTCAGCTTCTTTCCAAACACGGTTGTTGCGAACATCACCCAACTCATCAACACTTATTGATTGAGCGGCAGGATGATTGCGCAACAAATCATACATTTTGTCGCGTTCGATTTTTCCGGCTTGATCGATTGATTCCTGCATCCCAGGCGCGCTGAGGCTATTGCCAACATCGCGACCGTATTGCTGATTTATTGTGCTTTGAATTCGAGCATTTCCTTCTGGCAAACGATCGATCAAAAATTTATTTAGTTTGGTTACTTGATTAATGTTCGCATTATTGTATTCAGCATAATTCGAGAGGAATTCCCTCGTTTTTGGACCTGCAAGATCCATTACAGTTACAGGAGTTCCATTCTGACGAGCTGCATTGAATTGCTCCAATGTCATCGGGCTGTCGCCACGAGAAAGATCAGAATAAAGATTTTCCATCAATTTGTTTTCAGCGACGCTGCCAGGACGCAGAAATGCATCACCAACATGCATCAATGCTCCGGTGCTTACTGCACCAGCGAGAGACCCCGCAAGACGAGCTTTTCCTTCATCTGTTCCTTCTTGTTGTGCCCATTGAGACAACAATTCTCCACCAGCGCCGCCAGCTGCGCCGGTAACAACGCGACCAAGCATTCCTTCTGGCCCACCGACAATTCCTTGCGCACCCATTTCAGCCGCTTCGCCAGCGATCTTTCCGGCTGGCGTTTTCGGTTCATATCCGAGCGACGGAAAAGCTTGCGGAATCGTTTCCGTTACTCCTTTATAAGTCGGAAAACCAGTCAAAGGTGCATTGTAACCTTTTGATTGTCCCTCATTCTGTCCAGGATACAAAGGTGCAGCTTGTGCACGCTCTTTTTCTTCTGGAGAAATGAGATCAAGACGCTCTTTCATTCCATAATAGCGATTGCGGAGGAATTCTGGAATGTCCTTCGCAACAGTTTCTTCGATTGATCCAGGTCCGCCAATAACTGAACCAACCAAACCTTTTGCCCCGCGAGTGACTGCTGATGTGCCAATATCCTGCCAATCGAGCGAAGAAGTTGGACGTTCAGCATAAGGCTCGGAAAATTTCAGATTTGGTCGGGGTGCAGGAGTTGCATTGTCCTGATTTTGAGAAAGCGCAGGTGTAGGTGCAGGTTCTGGTGAACCCGAATCTGTGGCTGCAGGTGCAGGTGCAGGTGCAGGTGCAGGTGCAGGTGATGAAACATCTGCATCTGTAGCCTCATCATACATTCCCGGTGCCGGGGCGAACTTCAAACCTTGTCTGTCTGCCATGATCGCCTCTTAAGGATAGGAAACGCCGAAATAGCGAAGGATCTTTGGATCGCCGCCAAAATGCTTCACAATGTCCTGCTTGTCTTCTTTGCTCAACATGCCAGGATTTGTCGTAAGGGTTTGCATAACAGTCATATCACGACCAGTGCGCGGATCTTTCATGCCTTGAATAACGGTTCCGAACATATTTTCAACGTTCTTTTTCTCTTTGGCATAAAACTCAGCATTGTATTTGTTGTTGAATGCTGTGTTCGCAGATCGGCCAGTTTTCAAAGCAGTTTGCGGATCGTATTGATCTGCATACTGACGAACCTGATCGAAATATTGTTGTTTATCAAGTTCAATCTGATTGGCTTGATAAATCGATGACAGAAGTTTGCCTTGTGCCCTTGGTGTATTTAGCTGCGAAGGAAGCGTATTGGCCAAAGCAGCAAAAGAAGCATATGCCCTGCGCCCGGCATCAGATGCCGCTCTGTCCTGGAACTGAGCAACAGCTTTCATCGTTGCCTGAGTGTTGGCAAGATCTTCGGGATTAATTCCAGTCGGAAGGCCCATCACTCGAAGCAAACCGTCCATGTATTGGGCGATCGGATTCAATACTTCTTGAGCCTTGCCGCTTGCAAGGATCGATTTGTCAGCCGGCAAAGAACTCAAACTGCCAGCGAGTTGTCCGAGGACAGGGCGGACATTTTGCGCTGCATCAGCCATCTCTTTTTGAGGTGTGTAAAAATCAGGCTCTTGTGCTGCACGATCTCTACCGCCAGCAACAATTGCCTGTTGGTCACGACGAGACTGTGCCAAATCGTTTTGATCTGGGGCAATAGCTGTCATACCTTCAATCGGACGAGGTGCTGTCTGCACCCCCCGAGCAGGCTGGCCTGTTCCAGCTGCACCAGCACCTGTTCCAGCTCCTGCGCTTGTGCCTTGATGGTTCTCAAGTATCTGCGGCATAGAATCTGAAATGCGCGGATCAAACTGAATGTTTTTGCGCGCATCAGGAGGCAATCCAAGATAGTCAACTTGGCTCATTGACCCCCATGTGCCATCAGGCTTCAAATAACGGAAATACATACGACCATTTACTTCATATGTATTGTCATGGACGATGTCAGCAAAGGTCTTTTCTGTGCGAGCCTCAGATTCACCAATTTGAGCATTTTGCGTGCGCATCCCAGTGTACGCACCGACACCTGCTTGCAATGCTTCACCGAGTCCTTGCGTTCTTGTCGGAGCACGAGATGAAAGTCCAGCTGCGAGCGTCGCCAAAGCAGGAACAATTAGGTTCTCGCTCTTGAGGAATCCAGGAAGATCCGGAGCCATTTTGTTGGCTGCAGCAAGGAAAGGTGCATCCGTTTCGTCTTTTGCAAGACGGGGTTTTGTGCGAGCAGGGGCCGGAGACGGGGTCGGGGTCGGGGTCGGGGTCTTTTCTTTTTCTGGCTCTGGCGCAGCACGCTCAGAAGCTGATGGGACATCAGAAGGCGGAACAGGAGGAGAAACTCCGCCATCATTGACAGAAGGTGTCGCAGCTTGAGCGATCTGCAAACGTCCGAGACCTTTATCCTGATCGGTATCATCAACGATTCCTGCATATGCAGGATCAGCTTCTGGATTATCAGCCAAACTGCCAAATCCGCCATCAGATGCAATAGCTTTATTTCCAAGAGCGTGATGCTGACGGCCAGCTACGCCGCCATTGGCAAGGAAAAACGATCCGATCTTTGCAACTGAACCAAGTATAGAAGCAGCTTCCCCAAGGCCACTTTCTCCGCCGCCGCCAACGCCAGAACTTTTTGACTTCATCGAATTAAATTCCGATTCATCTTGTCCAGTTTTGTCACCTTCCTGATCGACATCTTTCATGATGTTTTCAGGATTTTCACCTGTGTCATAAGGATCGACAAATCCTGTGGTGGCATAGCCAGCTCTGCCACCACGGGCCAAATCTGTTTCAAATAAATCAGATCCACTTCCAATCGCCTCGGATGAATCAACATCCGCTTTTTGAATAAGATCAGCATCGCCTCCAAGTTGCGGATGCGGATCATCAGGTCCTTGTTCTTGATTTTGTTGCTGATCTGCAACATATGAAGCTTTTTGCACAATTGGACTGTCTGATGCAGGCTGCGCTTCTGGAGATTTTGTCGGAGTGTCTGAAGGTGAAGCTTCACCAACTTTTTGATCTCCGCCAGATTTATCAGCTGCAGCTTTATCAGCTGCAGCTTTATCAGCTGCGGCTTTCTTTGCTTGATAATCAGAATAATCTTTTCTGACTTCTTTTTGGAAACCATAAAGTTTCGCAACATCTTCACCTATTTGTGCAGGATTCATTCCTTGCTGGCGAGGCGGGGGAGAAGCAGGAGAAAGAGGTTTTGCGACATCCATAGGTTTGGGAACAACACCTGCACCTCCAGGACTTCCTTTGGAGCCATAAGGAGACCCAGGCTGGCCATAAAGACCAGAATATTGATTTTCGCGCTGAGCGAGAAGTGATTGAATATAATAAGGATCGAAACCAGCTGCCACGCCAGAGTTGACAACGCCAGCGCCAGCGAAACCTTCACGCGCACGGAAAGGCAGAACAACGCCGCCTTCTGAATTCATCGCACCGCCATGCGCAGCATGTTCTTCTTGACCCCCAGCGAGACCGGCAGCTGCCGCACGATCGGCAACAGCGTCATAGTCGACAGTTTTATAACCGCCAGCAAGACCGACATCTTCAGGGTGGCGTTGTTCGACATTTTGCGCCATCGGGCCATAATGAGTAACATCAGATCCATGATATTTGAACGCATAGAGCGGTTCGCCGTCGTGCGTCGTACCGATCTCTTTGATGTCGTGTTTGAGGCGACGATCAGACGCTTGAACTGTGTTTGTCGTTGAACCAGAAAGCGCACCAGTTCCTTCGGCGATATTCGCGAGGAACTGTGTGACCTGGAAAGGATATCCTTGTTGCTGCAGAAACTGATTATAAAGTGCCGATTGGCCAGCCTGTGCTGTTTGCTGTCCAACTTGACCTGCAGCCAGCTGCGCTTGAGCGCCAGCGAGTCCAGCGCCCTGCGCACCAGTTCCGAGCGCGGCCATCTGCTGGCCAGCG